AAGGGCGAGTTTGAACCTGTTGAAAAACTTATCAAAGATGCAGTACAAATATCACTCACTAAAGACATGGGCACGGATTACTTTGCTGATCCTAAGGCTCGCATTGAGAAATACTTTAACTCGGGCGGGCAAGTAAGCACAGGCTGGCCACAACTGGATAGATTGTTGTATGGTGGATTCAGTCGTGGTGAACTCAACATCTTTGCAGGTGGCTCTGGTTCGGGTAAGTCACTTGTGATGATGAACATTGCGCTAAACTGGCTACAACAAGGATTATCAGGTGTGTACATTACACTTGAACTATCAGAAGAACTCACAAGTTTGCGAACAGATGCCATGTTAACCAACATGAGCACCAAAGACATCCGCCGTGACATGGACACAACTGAACTCAAGGTCAAACTGGTGGCCAAGAAGTCTGGCAACTATCAAGTGAAAGGTTTGCCAGCACAGAGCAACATCAATGACATTCGTGCTTACTTGAAAGAGTATCAAATTCAAACAGGCAAGAAAGTGGACTTTGTGATGATTGACTACTTGGACTTGCTGATGCCTGTTAGTGCCAAGGTGTCACCCAATGACTTGTTTGTGAAAGACAAGTATGTGAGTGAAGAACTACGCAACTTGGCCAAAGAACTGGCAGTGCTAATGGTCACTGCAAGCCAGTTGAATCGTAGTGCGGTTGAAGAAATTGAATTTGACCACTCGCATATTTCGGGTGGTATTTCAAAGATCAACACAGCTGACAATGTGTTTGGTATCTTTACTTCACGTGCTATGAAAGAGCGTGGCAAGTATCAAATTCAATGTATGAAGAGTCGTAGTTCGACAGGGGTTGGGCAAAAGATTGATCTGGAATACAACATTGAAACCATGCGAATTACTGACGAAGGTGGGGATGAAGGAACTGGATACAATAGACCCCAAAGCAGTATCATGGACTCAATCAAAGCTCGAAGTCAAGTCAAGGCTGCTGATACCGGAGAGTCAAGTGACTCATCTCCACCATGGGAACGAGCTACAGGAACTCCTGCCTGGGAAAAACCACCACAAGAAACAGGCAAAGTCACAGCAGATGTTCAAAGTGCAAAACTAAAACAACTGCTGGGGCAGATTAAATCTAATTAAGAAATAGCACCCTTAATCACAGCATAACGCAACACAATGGCTTCACCAAGCGAACCACTGGTTGCATTGCGAACATAAACTGTAGCCGAGCCTGAACCACAAGCGGCAGTAAAGGTATAAGAACCAATAGTGCCGCCGCTCACATGATTGATTACCAACAGATCAGTCGATGAGATTGTGCTGTTTGTAAAAGTAAAACTCACAATGGTGGCGGCTGCCAAGGACGCATTGTTCATGGTAATTTGCCCACTGGGTTTGTTTAATGTAACACCTGTGGCTTTGTTAGTGTCCTGTGTCACAGTACCACCACCTCCTGCAATATATCCGAATGGGTTGGTGTAAGCTGTAAGTGGTCTATTTAAATCGTAAATGGTAATAGTGGTACCATAATTTACAGAGCTGAATGAGAACTGATATGTACCAGTTGCGGCAAATGTAATAACACCTGCAGAGTATCCTTGGATACCTGTAGTACCTAGTGTTACTGCGGCAGGCAAGGTCAAGGTATGTGCTGTGCTGGTTACGTTTACAGCAATTTGAATAACTCCAGCAGTACCACTCACTGGCCAGTTTTCAAAATTTAAACTGATAGACCCTGTGGTTGAAATGTATTGATATGGACCAGCACTATAGTCAATATTGATAGAACCAGCACTTGCTGTGTTTTGCACATAGGTATAACTGACGTCTTGTAATTTAACGGCGTATATTAAGTTATCCGCCATGTTGTTGTCTAACGTGGTGCCACTCAATGCGGCTTTGAAAATACCGTTGTTTTGCAAGTCTGTGATTTCAGTGCCAGCATAACTAAAATTGGTTTTGATGTTGGTAAAGTTGTCCCGGAACCCCTGTGTGTTGTTGGGTTGTCCGGCAACTGGGTATGTACCATCTACGTTGTTTGGGTTAATTTGACTTGTCATGGAGATTCCTGTATAATAGATATTTATTAGAATCTAAAAAGCACTAAATAATCCAAAGGCCTAGATCGAATGCAGAAAAAGACCCGAAGTTTACTAGAAGAACTAGACTCGTTGTATGTAGAGCGTGATCGTCGCCTGATAATTGAAACTCGGGCTGACAGTATTATATCTAGTGCCATACGACTGATAGAACAGATCGAAGCAGAGTTTGGCGCAGAACAAGCTGACAATCTCACACGTAAATTGCTCAATGCAATACGTACCAAAGATGCTGGCAAGTTCTCGCGTTCAGTTAGGAGAACAAATGCAGATTCATGAATTAACACGACCACGCAAAATCAACGAAGCCAGTGTGGCTGGTGCCGTAGGAGGCGCAGGGGCCGTAGCCGGCGGTATAGCATCCGCCCTGGGCAAAAATTTAATGACTCAGGCGTTTGGCCAAGATGTAACACCGCAATACGGAGATACTCAAGATCGAGAGCAAGGCTTTAAAAGCATGGTCAACAGTTCAGCGGCCAAAACGCTGGCCACTACCATGCAGACTGCTTGGGCACAAACTGTGCAAAACTTCCTGGCCAATAGTAAAGATTCTATGGGCAACCCTCCCACCAGTGTTAAAGCAGTTACTTCACCCAGCATTGATGCGTTGAAAAATCAACTACGAGCATTGGTTAATAAAATGATTGATGGCCGAACCTCAAGTTTTGATTATAGTAATATGGCCAACAACATTGGTGACCCTGTTGCTAAGGCTGGAAGTCAAGAAATCATTAGTAGAATCAATGAATATATAGAGTCTATTTTTGACGCCACAGTGCAGGGTGTTGATCCTAAAACAATGTCTAATAGTTGGCTCAAACTAGTAGGCGACGGTATCTTGCCGGCGCAGAACGCAAGAGCCTATGATAGCAAATCTGGTAGTGTAATAACAATGTCCCCAGGCGCTACGAAATTGGCCGATTTGTTAAGGTTAGACGACGGGGATATAGTGAAGATTAGACAAACCATTAAAATCCCTGGCGGCGAGCAATATGCAAGAACAATTCTTGACAAGAGAACACCTGCAACAATAGCTTCTCCCTTGATTAAACAATTTGGACAACAAACAAAATTAACTGATGCAGAGCTCACGTCAATGTTAGCTTTGGCACAAGATGCCGCAAATGATGCGTCTTTTAAAGAAATATTTGGATTACGAGCATAATGTATCTCAACGAAGGTGGCAATGTTTTTAAAGATGCACAAGGCCAGCCACTAACACAACGCATCAAACAAGCAGACATACCCAGCACAGTGGCTTGGTTAGAAGCAGTCACAGGCCTTGATTTATCACATGATAAAGATGAAAACGGTATCCCCGTCAAGTGGCTGGGGTCAACAGGCAAGAAGCCTGATTCGGGTGATCTAGACCTTGCTGTGGATGCCAACGAAATAACCAAGGCTGAACTCAAGGGCATACTGGATGCCTGGGCCATAAAAAACAAACAAGATCCCAAGGAATGGTGCAGACTGTCAGGCGAAGCAGTGCATTTTAAAACACCCATACAAGGCGACCCCAAGCGTGGTTATGTGCAAACAGACTTCATGTTCATGCCCAATTTAGAATGGGGCACATTCTGGCTAGGCGGTGGTGCAGGATCAGCCTACAAAGGTGTGTTTCGCAACGTCTTGATGTCAAGCATTGCCAAAGCACTGGGACTCAAAGCCTCGGCCAAGGGTATCATCAGTCGTCAGACTGAAAAAGTAATCACAATGGATCCAGATCAAGCCGCTGGCATATTGCTGGCGCCACAGTACAAACGTAGTCAGCTAATGACCGTGGAAAACATTTACAAAGCCTTGGCCATGGACCCTGATCGTGATGCCAAACTAGCAGACTTCCGTGAATATCTCTCACGTGAAGGTGTAAAGGAACCTGAAACAGGCATGGCAGAAAGTGACGTTAACTTCCTGGCACGTCTACGTGATAGAATTGTAAATCGTGGTTATGTTGCTCTTGTGGAAGCTGAACAGGCCGGTGTGGGCGGCCGAGCCAAGGGTATTGAACACCTGGAAGATCTTGTGTTCCGTCGTGGCACACAAGGTATCCGAGACGCACTAGAAATTGTCAGTCATGCTACTCAGCAACCTCGAACAGTCACAGCCAAGTGGGACGGCAAACCTGCTGTGATATTTGGACGCAAGCCTGCCACAGGCGAGTTTGTGTTGACTGATGGATCGGGATTTGAAGCCAAAGGCTACGACGGCCTTGCTACCAGTCCCCAAATGATGGCTGACATACAGAGCAAAAGATCCGGGGACAGAACTGAATTGATTCAATTGTATGCCACATTGTTTCCTGTATTAGAAGCCGCATTGCCCCCAAACTTCCGTGGCTATGTCAAAGGCGATTTGTTGTACATGTCAACCCCGCCTGTTGAAGCAGGCAACTATGTGTTCCGTCCCAACACCGTGGAATACCGAATCCCAGTCAAGAGCACACTGGGACAACGCATTGGCAACAGCAACATTGGCATTGCCATACACTCGATGTATGCGGATGTGGGTGAGCCACGTCAGCCCTTGAGTGGTGTGGCCTTTAATCCAGTCCCTGGACTAATGTTGGAAAAGCCAGCTAGCCCTCGTCAACTTGAAACTGAAACCAACGCTGAAAAACAACTCAAACAGTTGATCAAGTCTCAGGGCCAGGCAATTGACACCTTGTTCAACCCCACAGAATTGCGGGCACACAAGATCACAGACCTGGCAAAACTGTGCGTGGACTTTATCAACACCAAAGTGGGCGCACCACTCAACGGTGCTACACTACTGCCTGAGTTTGGCAAGTGGTTGGAAACAAAAGTCACTCCGCAAAAGTTCCGCAACATTGTGGAATACTTGAACAGCCCCACGTCAAATACTCCTGCACTTGCCGCAGCATTCAACGCATTTAACTTGTTGCATGATGTCAAAATGCACCTGCTACGCCAAGCAGACACAGAGCATCCTGGGCAAGAAGGCTGGGTTATGGCTACCCCTGTGGGATATGCAAAAGCGGTAAATAGATTTGATCCCAATGCATTTGCGGCTCAAAATAGACAGAGAAACAATCCGCAACAGGCGTGATTTTTCCAAACTGGCTAAATAAAAGCAGGGACTAAATGTCTCACTAACTTAAAGGAAATTTATCATGGCAGTATTTACAAAAGTAAACGGAACTACACAACCAGTATTTGCACTGGACGTGGCAAACGGTTCCATCGCAGGAACAGCTAACGTAGCAGCTCAAGGTCCAGTTCAGATCCAAGGTCCAAAACTTGACTTCTTCACTTTGACAGCTAACGCCGCGTTGACAAACGCTGGTAACGTTAACGGTTACTTGAACAACGTTTTGACAGCAGTTCAACAACTTGGTACAATCGCAATTTACCAAGCTGGTGCCGCAGCTGGCACAATCAACTTGGCTATCTATCCAAGTGGTGCTTACACTACAACAACATTGGTTGCGGCCGCTCAAACAGCCAACGCCACTGGCGGCTTGAACATTGGTATCCCAACTGCCAACGTTGCTGCATCAGCCACATTCACTAACCTGTAATCAGTTTAGTTGATCACGCTGACCCTGGAATTAAAAACTCCAGGGTTTCTTTTTGGCATTAAATACTCATAGAATGAAGATCACATGCCGTACCCTTTTTGATTGCAGTCTTACCGGTGTAACCGGACACTACAGATCAAGCGAGATTCCTTTTGTGGACCGTGCCGGGCAGACTGTACACAATCAACATGACTGGAACCATTCGCGCAATCAGCAACGCAATTGGGAAACCTTGTTACAGATCATAAGTCTTAGAACCCAGCCCATTGACCTCACTGTGCCCGAGAAAAAAGACACAGCATGGGAGTTTGAGTTTAGATCTGAATCAGAAGGTGTGTTTGAAATGCACGACAACCCAGACCCATTAGCTGGACTCAAACAAGATTGTGAAGGAGTTCCAATGATGTTGAATTTAACCGAAAAACCCCGCCTGGCGCCCACGATCAGCACGTCGGGCGACAATCAAAATATTTGGTTCTCTACGGTAAATAATGCATTGGAATAACAAAATGGCTGACACCACTGACATTGAAAAGAAGAGTCTTGAAGCACACGTTGAGTTATGCGCTCAGCGGTACACAGCTTTAGAACAACGCATTGACGATGTCAAAGCAGACACCGCAGAATTAAAAACCACCATCCAGGCTGTTCATGCCATGGTGCATAAAATGAGTGACAATCGTAACACACAGTTGATTGGATGGGGAGTGGGAATCATTGGATTCTTGACAGCCGTCATAGGATACTTGGTTACTCACTACGTATTAAAATGACCCGAGACCAGAAACTAGAACAATGGGCCGAACGTGAGCTCAAACGCAATATCGATTCTATCATCCTGGATGATGGTACTGGTTCTCTTGTGGTTTTTGGCAAGTATTGTATACAGCCGCAGGGCACTAGATATCAAGTGAGTACTTGGGACAAAACTATTCATTCATTCAGCACAAAAAAAACAGCCATGAGTTGGTGTACAACAGACCATCAACGCAATTACAATCTATCCAATCAGATTCTGGTGTTGGATCGTAAAAAACAAGTATTAGCGGCAGATATATACTGCCGACAAGTCATTGGCGAGCGTGGGCGAACAGAATCATTTTATGAAATCATAAACATGAAACTGCAACCCAAAATAGACCAGTACAACTCAGTTACAGCCGAACTAGAGAAATGTGTAAATCAGGCTAAATATATGCAAATTAAGGGATTCAATAATGAAACTGCAAGAACTATCGGCTCCAACGCCAAGTAAGCAAATAGCCAAAGTATTCGAAAGTTACTTTGGTAACCGCATTAGTTTTGACCAATTAACACGTGGTCAAACTCGAGCAATGTTGGGCAAAGTGCGTGGCATCCTAGGCGAGCATCGCAAGACTTCTGCACGTCACAGTAGTGAGCAAGATCCACGTTATCTGCAATTGGTAATGATGGAGCAGGCATTGAGCACACGTTTGAAAGAAAACGTCATGCCTCCTACACCAGGTTCTACACCTGCTCCAGGTTCTACACCTGCTCCTGGCGCAGCTCCTGCCCCCACAGCCGGCGCCGCCCCTAAAGATCCTAAACTAGCTGCCGCACTCAAGAAGTCTGCCGCTGGTCAGTCATTGAATCCTGAAGAACAAAAGCTAGTGGCTGGCGCCGCAATGATGCAAGCCGAAAGCCGCTTCCGTAGAATGGCACGCCGACTGAACGAAAGCGAAATTCAACAAGCTCAAGTTGTGTTGGCCGCTCAAGACATGGTTGACAAAATGCAAGCCATGTTGGAAGATGTGAGTGAACTGCAATTCAAAGAACTTCCAGCTCTAGTTGATTCAATCAAGAATCAAGTTGGTGTTGACCAAGCCGCACAATTCAATGCAGACGCCACAGCCGCACTAACAGGCCTGTTACAAAATATTCAAGGTGCCAAGCAACAACTTGACGCCGCATTGAATGTGGTAACTGGTGCTGCTCCTGCTGGTGCCGCAGCCGCTGGCGCTATGGGCGCTGACATCGCCGCAGGCGCAGGTGATATGGCCGCCGCAGGTGCTGACATGGCCGCCGCAGGTGCTATGGGTGCCGAAGCTGGTGCTGACATGGGTGCAGATGCTGCATTGGATGCCGCAGCCGCTGATGCTGGTGCTGAACCTCCTGCCGCCGCGCTGGGTCGCGCCAAAAGATAATGAAAATATTTGAAGTTGACAGTAGCATGGGAATGGCGGCTCCGCCTAACCCAGCGCAACTGTCGGGCTTGGTGCAGTTTCTGGATGGTCGTGCCAAAGACACCAATGCCAAAAAAGAAATCAGCCAGGATGCATTCATCAAACTGGCAAATGATTTGGATATCAACATCACCGCCCAAAATCTAGCCGATGTTGTGAGTCAAGAGCCACTCAGTAACCTTTTGGAACCTATGGATCCAAACACAGGCGTGTTAGTGTTCAAAGGTGCAGGCGAACCAAATGTTGCTATGCCAGTGAACAAAGCACAGGACATTGTGGCCAGTGCTGCCAAATCGGCAATGAACAAAGACCGCGGTGTTTAACCAATCCTGTCAACCAAAGGTTGACACAAAACGTTAAATATAGTATACTTCACTATAGGAGGCGTATTATGAAAAAAGCTGTAATTTTTGTTTTGATGAGTGTGTTGGTCAGTACCAATGCATTGGCCTGGGGCGACCGTGAACAAGGCGCACTAGCAGGCATGGCCGCATTATGGGCTTTCCAAAGACTCAACCAGGTTGATGCTCCTCCTCGAGTGGTTTACACACAGCCACAAACAGTGTATGTTGAACGCCCTGTGGTTGTACACCCTCAAGTGGTTGAATATCAACGCCAACAATGTGGCCCTTGGGTTGAAACCCGAAACTGGGACGGCACTGTGACTAGATCTAGAACCTGTACACAATAATATGGCCTACTCAGACAAAGTAATTGATCACTATGAAAATCCACGCAACGTGGGTAAATTTGAAATTGACGATTCAATCGGTACAGGCATGGTAGGAGCACCTGCTTGCGGTGACGTGATGAAACTTCAGATCAAGGTCAAAGACGGCATTATCACAGATGCAAGATTTAAGACTTACGGATGTGGCTCAGCAATTGCTTCAAGCTCGCTGATTACTGAAATGGTCAAAGGAATGTCGCTTGACGCCGCAGGGGCGATCAAGAATTCAGAGATTGCTGAAGAGCTGGCCCTCCCGCCGGTCAAGATACATTGTTCCATACTTGCTGAAGACGCGATCAAAGCCGCGGTAGAAGACTATCGCAAAAAGCATGATCTCGTTCACTGACACAGCACGAAACAAAATCCAAAAACTAGTCACAGCCAAGGGCTAT